CTTCATAACCTAGGTAGTATTTGATGCAGAAAAAACACTATATGTAGTTATTTAGTATAACTTCCCATAAGGACCATAGCGTCTTCCCGCTTTTTCCGCGCAGAAAATAAGAGAGGTGCAAAAATCATCTCGTTCTCTTGATTTCATAGTCATCAAAGCATATAAGAATTTTAGTTGCTGCAGTTTAGATACAGCCACCCAGGGTTGTCCCCTGTAAACATCAAAAGTTTCTTTGATGTTTATGATCGCAGTTTCTGTGTCAACTCCTTTTCCCAGATTTACAAACCTATCACTTATAAGTTCATCAATAATATCCCTATATTCATTCTCTACTTTAGCAAACTCAGTTTTATTCTTTGGAAACTTTTTATTATCTGGTTCATAGTATCTAAGAATATTATAACTCTTCATAAGATCAAGAACAAGTTCAACCGTTGCCTTTCCAAGTCTAGCACCACTAGCGGATTTTAGAGTTGGTTCCCACTTCAAGTTAGAAAACTTTGTAGAGTCATTTGCTTTGATCTGAACTTTGTAAGTTGCTTTCTTACCACTAACAATACCAGGATCTTCAATAACAATAACAGTATCCTGCGTCAATGTTGCTGCGCCAGGAGCACCTCTACGTTTTCCTCTAGCGATGTCTGCTTTTGCTTTATCGGGATCAATTCTTTTAGTTCCAAGTAAACAATGAGCAGCAGTCATTGACATATGAGTTGCTTCTAATTTTTTGAAGAAACCTTCAGTTACATTTACCTCTTTCCATTGAGCTGTTTTGCCACTAATCTTTTTGAGAGAAATACCTACAATTTGTCTAGACCTAAACAACCCTCTAAAAATAGCGTTGAACTTTGCAAGTTCTGCTTCAATAGTGGCAGCTTTATTTGGTTTCCTATTATCAAATGCTTTTTTGATTTCCTTTCTCCAATGCATTTCATTCTGTATCAACCAGATGTCAGCTGGATTCCAACTATCCTTTTGACCAATTTGAAACTCATCCTTCACATAGTCGCTTACCCATTCCATAAAAGTTTTGCCAGATCTAGATCCAGGCAGAATATAATTACCACCTTTGACACCACCATCTCTACAGAATTCAGTGAAACTTGGTTTACCAATCTTTTGCAAAAGGGTAGCAGTTTGCTTATAGAAATTATCAATCCACTCCATGTCAACTTCGTCATCCCAATCGACGTTGCCAACTTTTTTCCAAATTTTGACTAACTCTTCATATGTTTTTTTGTCATTACGAATAGATTCTTTATTATTGAATACAACATTATCTTGAATTGCTCTCTTGAAAACCCAAGCAGATCCAAGTTCTTGCATACGTGTCAAAGTAGCAGCAGAAATATCTTTACTAGTTTTTTTCTTTCTTGCCATTGTTATAAAAAAACCCCTTCTAAGTATTTAGAAAGGGTTCAAGATCAATAGAGTTCGTCTTCTTTATCGCTTTCGATCACCACATCAGAAGTGGGATATGCAACACAGGTGAGTACAAATCCTGCTGCAATTTGATCGTCGTCCAAGAAGGATTGATCGCCTTGATCAATAGTACCACTCACAAGTTTACCAGCACAAGATGAGCAAGCACCAGCACGACAAGAATAGTTCAGATCAATGCCTGCATCTTCAGCAGCATCAAGGATATATTGATCATCAGCACAGTCGAAAGTAGTTTCAGTGCCGTCAGGGGATTTGATAGTAACGTTCATAGGAAATGTAAATAAAGTTTAGCGGTCGCCTGCTTTGCGGTTTTCGGAGAAGTAGATGTCAAACGACCCTTCAGGGTAACGCTTCTCCAGTTTCTTGACATTGGTTTCCAGGACTTGATCCATAGAAACACCCAGTGCCATACATGCTTGAGCAACATACCACATGGTGTCACCCAGTTCAATAATCAGGTGCTCTCGATTGTCTTCGTTCCAGGGTTTACCTTGGAAGATCATCTTCTTGATAATCTCAAGGAACTCACCACCTTCAGCATTGATACCAACTCCTGCAGTCAGGAGACGTTCAATGTTTGCACCTTCTCGATCAAGTTCTCCGATGCGATCAGCGAAGTCAACGAAGTTTGTAGAGGCATCGCTAGTAACTGCATCAACAAAGTGCTCGTAGCGAGCGAATTCAATATGCTTAGACATCAGTAAATAAATTCTGCGTACTTTTGGGTTTTGGTCTTGAACGGTGATTCCTCACTATCATACTGTACTTCTTGTCCGCTGTCAAGCAAGTCGTCTTGAGCAGACTGCTCACAATCGTACAGTCTCATCTTAGCACGATCGATACCTACAATGAAACGCTTGTTGATTGAGATATCGTTGTATCGATTCTTCAATTGCTTCACAAGGATTTGTCCCAGTTGTTCCAACTCCTCAGTGCTAATAAGGGCAAACATAAGATCAGCAGTAGCAGGGAGACCAAAGGACTCACTAGTGTCAGTAATGTCAACGTCAGAGCTACTATAACCAGTACGAGTGGTCTGCGTGGCAGATACGACAGGGACGTTTGCTTCAACAGCCAACCCTCTAAGTTCCTCTGCAATAGCTTTAATATAGCTATATGAATTGACAGAGCTGTTTCCGCGATACCGTTCGGAAGCACATATATTAAGGTAATCAATGAAAATAATATCAGGTCTAAATGATTTTTTGAGAGCAAGTTCATTTAGCAACGCCTTGAAATGACCAGAGTGTGCAGATGCAGTAGGATACTCTTTGATAATCAAGGTTCCCTGAGTCTTCTGCTCAATCTTATTTACCTTAGTTTCAAACAATTGATGTGGTAAGTCCCCAATTTCTTGTATGTTTACGTTGAGGAGATTTGCGTCAATTCTCTCAGCAATTCTTTCTTCCGCCATCTCCATTGTAATGTAGAGAACGTTCCTCCCTTGGAGCAGCACGGAGCTAGCGACATGGCACATGAATAGAGACTTGCCGACCCCAGTACCAGCAAGCGCGATGTTAAGAGTCTTGTTAGGTAAACCGCCTTTCGTGATTTTGTTGAAATAGTCGAGATCAAATTCAATCTTCTCCTCTTTTTTGTGATAGTATTCGTAACGTGATTCGTAGTCTAGAAAGTAATCGTGACCAACAGATTGATCAAAAGAAACTGCTAGTGCATCTGAAAGAATCGTAGGAATAGCATCCCGATTCTTTTTCTCATCCTTACCATCAGCAATGGAGATAGACTCCATGAGAGCAAGATAGATTGCACGATCTCTACACCACCTTTCTGTAGTGTCAACGATCCACTCGCTGTCTACATCATCGTCATGTAAAGCAGACACAATCTGTAGACACTCAGATGCTTCCTTGTCGTTGATGTCATCCCTGTTTTCAATCTCAATAGAAAGAATCTCTTTCGTTGCAAGGTTGTTGAACTTAGAAGTGAACTTAGCGATCTCCTCAAAAACAATTCTCTCTTGCCTGAGTTGGAAGTATTCTGGTTTTACGAAAGGGATGACTTTTCTACAATAGTCTTCATTGTGAATAAAGTTTCTGAGGATAGTAAGTTCAATTTTTTCCATCAAAGATAGTTCAGATATGTGCTCAAGATATACTTCTTACCTTCTGGAGGATTAGTAATCTGTTTGCCTGCATGAGGATGTGTCCACAGAGGGGGGAAGACCACCAGTCTACCAGTACGTGGCGTAATGGTCAAGCCACTGGAGGGAAACTCAGTATGTCCACCCTCAAACCCCTGGTTCAGATAAAGGATAAAAGCAAGATATCTTTTTGCAGATACTGCATCGCCAACATCAACATGCTCTTTGAACTGTTCATCACCAGCAAAGTATCTCTTGACTCTGAACTGTTCCCAACCATGCTTGTCAGGAACAAGTGGGGTGTCGTCAGCTGCCTTACTATAGATCTCATCAAAATATTCTTTCTTCTTCTCGATCAAAGATTCAAGAATAAGGGAATGAATACCAACTGCTTTGGCACCAAAGTGTTCAGTGTTTGATGTGAAATTCAGTTCAGTAAACTTAGGTCTTGCATCATTGTCAACATCCTTTTGTTGTGCTGGATGCTCTTCAAAGATTGATATGATGTCATTACAAATTGACTTGTCTACAACATCATCATAAATTTTGATGAAATCGTTATGGGTCATTGTTTTTCTACTCCGTATGAGAATTCTTGTTTTGCTGCTTCATCGATTTTCTGTAAGAGATCGTCGTCAAAGTAAGTCTCAGGATCAGCAAGAATAGTCTTAGGATAGTAAGTGCTACCACCGAAACGGTAGCGATTACCAACACGCTCGATAAGTCCATACTTTTCTCCTAGTTCCAAAAGTCCATAGTATTTGTCAAGACCACGTTCATCGTAGAACAAACGAATTTCAACTTCTTTATTCTCTTTGCTCAAACGCGACTTAGCAGTCTTAGCCTTGATAATGTTTCCGACGATTTCTGTTCCATCTTTCTCCTTTTTCTTTGAGAGATAGATGATTGTACTTGCTGCATACTTGAGACCAGAGCCTCCTCCCATTTCCTTTGTAGGGACATAAGAACCAATGACATCGTAGGTGTGGTTAGTAACAATCATAGGAATTTTAGCCTGTCCGAGCTTCAATGTCAACATTCGGAAGGCACCTTTTACAAGTTGTGATTTTGTCATGTCACGAACTTGCTTATCGTTGAGAGCATCTGTAATTTCTTTTTCAGTTGAGAGCATCCCCAATGAATCCAGAACGAACATACATGGTTTTCTTTCGTCCTCTGGTTTCTTCAGGTAAATGTCTACTGCTTTGAGTGCTTTTTGTCGAAACTCTTCAACAGTTACCACATTCATCTTGACGAAGCGGTTCAGATCAATGTTTCTTTCAGCAAGTAACTTCTTATTTATAGCTGATTCCGTGTCAAAGTATAACACGTACCCATCAGGATTAGTATCAAGAAAATTTTTAACGACAGCGAGGCTGAAGAAAGTCTTGCCAGTAGAAGACTCGCCAGCAATGGCAGTAATCTTATTCCCAGATACACCACCAAATATACTGCCTGAAACCAATGCGTTGAACACGAAACTACCTGTGTCCACATACGTTTCAGAGTCATCAATATCGGATGCGAGTTGTGTGTATTCATCACCAATCTCTTTTACAATTTCTTTTAGAAAATCCATAGTAGTTATACAAAAAATGATTCAAGGGTTACTTTCTTTTCAACAGACCATCCGATCGAATCCAAGATTGCTCTTACTGGTTCAACGAACGACTTGTCGAACTGTAGATCATGATCCACATATTTAGAGATTTCCAACTCCTTAGGGAAATCAGCAATAAATGAAACCACGTTCTCCATAATTGGGTTGGGAACTTTCAAGTAGATGAACTTGATCTTTTCTCCGTTGTTGATTTTAGGATAGCGAGTCTCCAGTTTGTTTTGCTTGATAAGATGATTATACAACAAAGATCCTCTTACGTGAATAGGTGTGCCCTTCTTGTATAAGGTACTGCTGTCATAGAACTTGTCTACGTTACTTGCTGTCCTTGGAAATGCAATCTGCTCTGGTGGCAGTTGTTTGAATTCTTTCCTGAAGTCAGAAATGAATTTGATTACGTCATCTTCAGTGCCATTTACAATTACCTTGAGTGCGTCTTTGATCTTCTGTCTACATGGAGCAGGAGTTGAAGACTTGACTGCTTCCAGTCCCATGATCTTCAGTTTAGGTTCTGCATATGCAACCCCCTCACTGTTCCATACGTTGAGAATGTATCGCTTCTTGGCAGTCCAGATCCCAGTGTCAGCGATATTCTCACGTTTCATTTGCATCTTCTGTTCATATGCCTGAACGTAATCCGCAAGTTCCTGATAAGATTGTTCGATGAATGGTTCCAACTTGTCTTGACAGATCTTATCAAGTAAGGAAACAATTGCTGCTTTATCGCTAGACCTATTACTAAAGAATTTAGTAACAAGAGGTCCAAGATTAAGATAGATTGAGTCGGTATCGCTAGCGATGACATAATCTACATCCTCGGTTTGCAAAATCTTATTTAGATAAGAATTCATTTTGTTCTCAATCCAACGAATTGAGACTTGACCTGAGAGAGTAATTGCCTCGGCGTTTGCCAGTTTGTAATACCTGAAGTATTGATTACCAATGGCACCATAAGCAGAGTTGAGTTGAATCTTCTTTGCCATCTGAATGTTGTTGCATCGAGAGATTTCCTTCTGCAATGCATCAGATGGTTTCTTCTCATT